ACGGGCTTAATTATTTAGCAATTTTACCTAGAGCACATTTTAAATCTACTATATTAGGGCACGCTTTTAGTATATGGAGAAGTCTTAAGATACAGGGAAATGCAAATATTTTATATCTTTCTTATAGTGACACTATGGCAAAGTATCACATATCTGAAATAAACAAAGAGGTTAATAGAAACCCCCTCTTAAAAGACATGATGACTAATAGAGCCCCTAAAGCTGATTTTACATTTAGATATGATACAGGTAATGGGGGGAGTGCAGAAATATTACATGGTGGATTATTTTCTTTCAAAAGAGGTATGCACGTTAATGGAGCATTAATTGCCGATGACATATTGAAAGATCCAGAAAGTCCTTTAGCAATAGGTCAAATGTCTAAGATTGAAGATCATTTTTTAACGGAGTCCTTATTCATACCTAATCAAGGTGTGCCCGTAGTAGTTGTTGGAACACCTATGATGCCCGGAGATTTACTTACAGTGTTAGAAAAAGATGATAGATTTGTATCTAGAAAATTGCCTGCTCTTGATCCAGAGCCAGACAGAAGGGTATTGATGCCTGAATTATATAGTGAAGAGTGGTTATTAGAACAGCAAAAAGCTAAACCTAAATCATTCGCTTCTGAATTCTTACTACAACCTCACTTTAATACCGAAGCTTATTTTGATACAGCAGATATTGAAAAGTGTGAAGATGGAAATTTAAGGTCTTTACCCACTACTCTTAAACATAATTTTGAAGAAGATGAAGATATCTTTGCAGGATTTGACGTAGGTAAAAAAAGACACCCATCTCATCTAGTAGTCTTTAAAAGAAAAGGTGAACGGATAGAACAAATTCATCAATCATGGTTAGATGGTTGGGACTATTCAGATCAGATAATATATTTAAATGAAGTTGCTGAAAATTTCGGTCTTACAAAAGGATATATAGATAATACAAGAGGTGAGTTAGAAGATAGAGGATTAGATAGAACATGGTATCCTTTATCATTTAGTTTAAAATCTAAAAATAACATGGCACATATATTTGAAGAGTATATTCATTCAGGAAATTTATTTCTAATTAAAGATCATAGACAAAGACAACAGATACTATCTGTAAATAATGAATTAAAAGCTCCAGAAACTCCGATGGGTCATGGAGATGCCTTCTTTTCTATTGCGATGGCGTTACAAGCAGCTTATGAAACAGGCATTTATAATATGCAAACCGTAGGAGATTTGCAGGATTTCGTAGCAGATGTAGAACCTTCATTAAAGTATTCGAATTTAGACAAAAATAAGCCAGAAAAGTTAATTGATTTTGATAAAAAAGTGTATAATGATAATAACGGACCAATAGAAGCACCCAACCCTTCATGTACTGAAGATGTTTGTAGTCCCTCATTATGGGTGCCTGCTAGGGGTTTATGTTTATACTGTAATTATAGAAGATCATAGGAGGATTATTTTGGTCACATTATCACAACAAGCAGAAACAGTCGCATCAACACGTTATTATCTAAAAGATGAATCGGGGGAACCTGAAGAAACAGTTAATGATTTATTTAAAAGAGTTGCTAAAGCCATTGCTAATGCTGAAAAACAGTACGGCAAATCAGATGCTGATATTAAATTGACTGAAAATGAGTTCTATGATATGTTAGCTAATCTTGACTTTGTTCCCAACTCACCAACCCTTATGAATGCTGGTACTGAACAAGGAACTTTATCGGCTTGTTTTGTGTTGCCTTTAGAAGACAGTATGGAAGACATTATGAAAACTGCACATGATATTGCAATGGTGCAAAAGTTTGGAGGGGGTACAGGATTTGCTCTTTCTAAATTACGACCAAGAGGAGATAAAATAAAAACTACTCATGGAGTAGCTTGTGGTCCAATACAAGTATTACAAACACTATCTAGAGTGTCGTCTATGATTACACAAGGCGGAAAAAGAGATGGGGCTAATATGGCAGTAATGGCTATTAACCATCCTGACATACTTGAGTTTATTGAATGTAAAAAAGTTGAAGGAGACATACATAACTTTAATATCTCTGTTGGAGTAGATTCTAATTTTATGAAAGCCGTAGAGTCTGGTAGTGAATATCCATTAATCAATCCTAAAAGTAATGAAGTAACTGGTTATCTAGATGCAAGGGAAGTATTTTCTAAGATTGTTTATGGGGCTTGGAGAAATGGTGAACCGGGAATGATATTCCTAGATAATGTAAATAAGGATAATCATGTAATAGAAGAATATGGGGAAATGATTGCTACTAATCCGTGTGGAGAACAACCTTTACTTCCTAATGAATCGTGCAATTTAGGCTCTATTAATTTAGCTAATTTTGTAGATAGTAGTAAAATAAGACCTTATATTTTATGGGATGAACTTAGAACTACAATTAAAACAGCTACAAGATTTTTAGATAATGTAATTGATGCTAACTATTATGCAACTCCTGATATAGAACAAATGACTAAATCAACAAGAAAAATTGGTCTAGGAGTTATGGGATTTGCAGACATGCTTACACAACTTAGAGTTGCTTATAATTCTGATAACGGTAGAAAAATAGGGTCTGATGTCATGAGATTTATGCAAACTCATGCAGACGAAACCTCTAAGGAATTAGCAGTAGAACGGGGAGAATTCCCCGCATGGAATAATAGTGATTATGGGGAAGATGAAAGATATAGGAATACCTGTCGTTTAACTGTAGCCCCTACTGGTACTATCTCTATGTTAGCAGATACTTCTAGTGGTATTGAACCTCTTTTTTCATTGGCGTACAGAAAGATGAATATCTTAGAAGGACAGACTTTGTATTATGTAAATAAATACTTTGAACAAGATGCTAAGGAAATGGGTTTTTATTCAGAGGAACTTATGGAATATTTATCTGACGGAGGTTCTCTTAAGGATAGACCTGAAGTACCTGATGAAATTAAGGATATTTATATTACAGCACCTGAAATTTCACCTGAATCGCATGTTGGAATGCAAGCTGCTTTTCAGGAATATTGTGACTCAGGAATTTCAAAGACTATAAATTTCGCAAATGATGCTACAATAGAAGATGTACATACAGCTTATCTAAATGCTTGGAAGACTGGATGTAAAGGAATAACAGTATATAGAGCTGGAAGTAGAGATAAAGAAGTTTTGGTAACAGCACATAATAATGATACAATAAAAGAAGAACAGTCAGACTTTTTTGATGAGATTGATGCTCCTATTAGTGAGGAATATTACTTTGCTGAATGTTGTGATCAACCTCAAATAGTAATGGAGTCTGGTTGTAAGTCTTGTAAAGCTTGTGGATGGAGTGCATGTCATATAGCATAATTCACAATTTTATAAAAAAATAGTATAATAATAGTAGGAGAAAAGAGAATGCCTATAGGAAATATGTTAAGAGATAGACAAGAACAGTATGTCGCACAAAAAGACACTGCTGGAACTTGGAGAATTCTTGATACTTGGCACGAAGATTTAACTAAATTAAACCCGGAAGATGAGATAGATGACGCAAGTGATGCAGTTATAGTTTTATCAGAAGGTGGGTTTTTAGCTTTAGTTAGGGAAGCGACTAGATTAGGAGTGTTACAAAACGCTGCTATGATAGAAAATGAAGCTTTAGCTGATCAAGTAGTAGATTTAAAAGAAGAGAACGATAGACTAAAAATACAAATTGAAACTACCCCTGCAGTAGAAGTTACACATGAAGAAAAAGCAGGGTTGAAACAACATGCAATAGACACAATAGCAAAGATAGTAGCTATAGATAGTGTTGAAGTAACTAAGGAATAAGTATGAAATTAGGAGATTATCTTCCAGAAGTTCCTGAAATGGCAAAACAAATGGGTCAACTAGGCTCTCAAATGGAGATATTTAACGACTTAATGTTAAATAAGGCTGCTGGAGACACAGGTAGTGGACCTACATTTGGTGTTGATTACATAGTAAATACTTATGTAAGAAACCAACTTGCATATAGAAAACAACTAATTCAAGACCTACAAACCGTAGCGTATACTGCTGAAGAATTAAGAGCTCCTATTTTACATATAACGGGTGAAGTATTTAGAAGAGGTATTCAATTTGAACCTACTGTAGAAAATCCTGATGAATCCCAATTAAATAGACTTAAAGAGTTTATGGATGATTGTAATGTATTTGATCAGGGATTAGAGGAAGTATTAAGACAATTCCATTGGGATTTAAATACTGTAGATGATGCATTTTTATACTTTGCAAAAGAATATTATGATGCAGGAGATAAAAAATTAAGATCTAGAGTAACAGAGATTAGAAGAATTAATCCTGCTCTTATAGAATTTGATTTAGATGAAACTGGTTTACCTAAAAACTCTCACTTCTTCTGTCCTATACATAGAGAACAGATTAAAGAATCCCCAGAAGACTGTCCAGCAGAGGATTGTGAACAAAAAATGCAACCTGCAATGTATAGATATTTATATAGAACAGAAGTACATTACTTTTTAGACAGTGAAATTGTTCATTTATCTAAATTTAATCCAACTGAAACTTATGGTTGGTCACCTATTTTAACAATATTTGAAAAAGCACTTACCTTAATTGGTATGGACAGAAATTTATATAGGTATTTCTTTGAAAGGAAAATGCCTGCATCTATGGTTATGGTAACTACAGATGACCCTGAAAGTTTAAAGAGGGAACGTGAAGCACTTGCTGCTAAAACACGGCAAGATCCAAACTATATACCGATGATTGCTGTATCTTCTAGAACTAATAGAGGTAGAGTTGATATGGTGAGACTATTCCACACCCTTCAAGAGATGGATTATTTACCAGTAAGAGCTGAGATTAGGGAAAGAGTATCTGCTATATGGGGAGTTTCTCCAATGTGGCAAGGAGCTCCAGATAATTTTGGAGGACTTTCGCAACAAACAGCTCAATTAACTGTAATGGGTAGAGTTGTTGAAAGAGATCAACGACAAATTACTGAAAAGATATTTCCTTCGATTTTAAGTAATTTTGGTATAACTGATTGGAAGTTAGTCTTACCAAATCCTGAAGAAAAAGCAGAAGCGACTAGGATAGCTCAATCGCAACAAAGAGCTGCTATTGCTCAACAAATGTTAACTATGGGCTTTGATGTACAACTTAAAGGTAATAAAATAGGAATTGACGATCTAGACTTTATAGTTACAGGGGAAGCTGTACCAACTGCCAAACTACAGGGTGAGCAACAAGCTCTAGCATTAGAACAAGCTGAACAACAAGCAGCAATGCAAGAAGCTATGATGGAACAACAACAAGCTGGTGGTGGAGAAGAAGCTCCTCCTGAAGAAGGGGTAGAAGAAGCTCCTCCTGAAGAAGGCTCTCAAGAAGTACCTGTTGAAAATGCAGTAACAGATATTCCTGAAAGAATAGCAAACATAGAATCTAAAAATATTAAAAATCCTAATTTAAGAAAAGGTGTATCTACATCTACATGGATAGATAGTCTATCAGATCAAGGATATTCATTTCCAATTATTAAACAAATATCTCCCGATGGACAGCATATTTGGTTCTCTAATAATGGACAAGAATATATAGGTAACCTATCAGGAACTGGTGTAGATAAAATAGAAAAAGCATATTTTGGTAATCCAGTGTTTTCTGATGTAGGAGGTAAAAAACCACTTAGTGATGCTTATACAGCAGAGACAGGAGATGGGACATCCAAACCTAAAGCGGTGGATGTTTCTGATGATGAGGACGACTAATGGCTGATAAGTTTTCTCCTAAAGATAGTAAATATAAAAGTATTCCTAAATCCGCCTCCCCTAAATCTCCTAATGAACCCGGTGAATATGAAGACCACTCTTATAGCCATAGAGAATTAAGACCAGATGGGGCAACAGTTTATTATTATGAGAATGGTGTAAAAGCTATTCATCATCCTAAAAAGACAGGGGCTACATACCATAGGAGAGCTGCTGATCATCATTCAAAAGAATCTGGTAAAGCAGCTGATTCTAAAAAAACAGCGGAGGCTTTATCACATTTAAAAGCTAGAATGGGTCATTTATTAGCCGCAAAGAAAAAAGACGCTGATGAATCTAAAGTAGAAAAACTATATAAAGATTTTGGAGGGGCTGATTCAGGGGCTAGTGATATTGTAGCAGTGGCATCAGATCCCGGAATATTTACTGATACCTATAGTGGTACTAATAAAAAGAAGGCTAAGAAAAGTGAAAAAGCCGAAATAGAAGAAAATAAAAAGAATAAGAAGAAAGCTAGTGGTCCAGACAAATTAGATAAATGGCTAAAAGATACAGAAGAAAAAAGTTTAGAGTTATTTTCATTTAAAAAGACAGATAAGAAGAAATTCCCTTTAGGTAGGACAGGAGGATTAACTCCTGACAATAGTATAAAAACTCCATTAGAAGAAAGAGATATGGAAGAATGGATGGAAGCTAGGCAAAAAAATGCAGAGGATAGAGCGTGGGGATTAAAATTATCTAAAACTAGACAACTAGGCTCTTATGTGGCAGACTTAATTAATGGTGTACATAAAGAATTAAAAGATGGCAGAAACTATAATAGACCTGAAGGTACAACTCCCGAAGAAGAGATAGAAATGAGATTAAGATCTGAACAGGAACTTGAAGAAAGTGGTTTTTACGACTTAGATGATGAAGATATGGAGAAAATGGAAACAGATTGGTCAAAAGACAAAAAAGATGATAAACTAACTAATATGCCTTTTTTGAATCACTACAAAAAGTCAATAGAAGGTAGGAGGGATAACCCCCCAATAGTGGAGAAACAGTATGGGACTAAGAGAAGTCCTAGACCTGATCCAAATGGATATCGTAATCCACCTAATAGGAGGAAACCAGATCCTGAAAGTTAATAAATAATAGTAGGAGAAAAGATAATGACAACATTCGTCATACCAGAAGAGGCAAAAGAAGAGATAGTAAAGAGAAAAATGGCAGGAGCGACATGGAGTGCTTTAGCTCGATGGGTTAAAGATAGATGGGGTATAGAAGTACACAGAACTACATTACAGAAGTGGTACGATAGAGAAGTTGACTTCATAGATGAAAATCAATCTTGTGATATGGATGAGATGGAAGCAGACTTTACACCTGAAGTCCATGTTAAGATGGCTAGGAAAATAGAAACTTATAAAGGCGAGGCTAGATATTGGAAAAAAGTTGCAGAAGCAGCTATTAAAAAAGAAGCAAAAGAAAACCTTCTTATAGATTCAATCAAAAAATTCACTCCTTCTTATAAAGAAGTTAAAAAATATAAACACCGAAAACCCTCTGGACAAATAAAAGGTAATAGTGTTCAATCTATGATTGCCCCACTTACTGATACTCACGTTGGAGATAACGTAGAAGCTGATCAGATGATGGGTTTAAATGCTTATAACATAGATATATTTAATAAAAGACTATTCGGATGGGCTAATCAAGTAATTACTCTTGCAGAACTTAGACGTAATTCCGCTGAGGTAGGAGAGCTTATTATTCCTATGTTAGGGGATATGATTAGTGGAGACATACATGAAGAGTTAGCAAGGACTAATAATGACCATTGTATGGGACAGATGATTAGAGGAGCTAACCTTATCGCCCAAGCTTTAATGTTAATAGCCCCACACTTTGATAAAGTGCGTGTACCTTGTGTAGTTGGTAATCATGGTCGTATGACTAGGAAACCCCCTATGAAGGATAAGTACATGGATTGGGATTACATGTTGTACCAATGGATATCTGTATTCTGTGCAGATCAGAAGAACATAGAATTTCATATACCTAAATCATTCATGACTACAGTCAATGTATGTAATAGAGATATTTTATTAGCACATGGAGATTTCATTAGTGGTGGTGGAAGTGGAACTGCAATCAACAGAGGAGTTAGTAACATGCGAAATGTTATGGCATTCCAAAAGGGATTGAAAGATGAAGTTATACAGCTTCAGGATAATACTCTTGAGGGAGTACCTGAAAGATTTGAAACTGCATTAATTGGGCATTTCCATAGAATTGATATAGGAACTGGGGCAGTACACATCTGTGGTTGTATGAAGGGTGGAGATGAGTTTGCTATGCAACGAGTTCAAGCTATCAACAAACCACGGCAATTAGTGTTGTATTATCATCCAAAATATGGCGAAATTGGTAAAGAAATTATCTATTTAAATAGATATGATAATTCTAAAAAACAATTTAATGATATATTACCTGATGTTTGGTCCAAAACTTTTAGCTAATTAGGTTCAAATTAGTATAATATAGTATGGCTATTGATCCTATTATATTAGAATATTT